TTGAGGCAGGAAAAACGGGTTGATAGCTAGGCAAAAAATTCGCTATTTAGTTGTTCTAAATGAGAATTTTTTAACAGAGATAGCGACACGTTTAGCCCCGCAAAATGATTGAGTATTATTGCGGATTAGTATTACCCCAAACGGATATATTTTCATAATGCTTTTATTTTCAGGCCTTCTATTGCAAGATGTCGTGGTGTCGTCCACAGCGTTAGAGTAGGCTTTAGGCGCTTATTTGATGCAAGCCGCGAAAATTAAACACTGAAATCCGCGAAAAACGCGAAAACTCACACTTTGAGTATCTTGAACAGTATTTAATATATTAAAACAAAACTCTAATTCATTTATAAGTTGGATCTGAGTTAATCAAACATAAGTTATTTGACTCAAGCTTTGACGTTAATGCTGATTGTTCTTTTCTTACCTCTTTCAGTTCACTCAAAATGCTTATATGTGATTCATCCAATATATCGTACATTTTATCTGGGACGTTTATATCTGATTTCATTGCGGCAATACTCATCACAATAGAGGTTAAAGTTGATACAACCGCGATACCTATTGCAACCATCGATTTCGTGTTTGCATCCTTAGATGATTTCCTTGTCTCTTTAAGCTCAACATATTCTAAATACCTAAAGTGATCCTCTGCACCTGCGAAAATTTTTATATTCGAATCAGGCTTATCCACACTGCTATAAAATGTAGAATGGCTATGAAATAGCAAAGACTTATGATGAATTAATAACTTCAATTGATGCTGCTCAACTTCACTTAAGTCTACCGCTGCACATAATTCTTGAAAGGTGAACTGTTCTTTCTTAGTCGCCCACTCTAATACACGTATCATCAAATTTTTATCGTCCATTATATTTCCTTATTATGTTAAGTAGGAGCTAAACTATTATCGTCAAGATAAACTCTATCATCGTACAGTTCTGCAGTGACATTAACTTTATCAACTGATGATGGTTTGATATCCCTTATCAGCACAGCATTACACCACTTGTTTGTAATCCCGAACATATATAATGGTGGCTCCATTGATCCATCAAAAACTGGTGTAAAGTCTATGTCACTATCGATTATAACTTCATTGCTTGATGAGCCAATAGTCGCAGTGTAAGGACCAGATAAAGTACCATCTGGCTTTCTTAGCGCTAATATGTGCGATTGGCCGCTTTGCCACTTTAATATAGCGTCAACATACACAGAGCGCCCAACTATATACTCAACACGGCCTGTCTGTTCATATCCTGGTATGTCATCAGCTAATGCGCAGTAATCTAAATAACGCGAGTTTAATGCGTCCATCTCTGTTTTAAAGCTAAAGCTTGTACGGCGATAGCGGCGAGCTCGGCGCTTACGCATGCCAAATTGATATGCTTTATCCCTGCTTGTAATACCAAACGCTCTTACCTTCTCAGGGTTAACACCTAAGTCACCAGGGAGTAAACACAAGATTGTTTCTGACTTCCATGTAATTGGTGAGAAGTACTCTACTTCAACCCCGTCATGTTCATCATCATCTATCAGTGTAATGGTACGCTCTAAAAGTCCGATATAGTTATCTGGCTGGTACATATGCTGGAATACAGAACGTTGCTGGTCTCGAACAGGAATGATACGCCCATAATCAATAGTTGGTTCTGCAAAGCCAACAGCAAGCACTCGCTTTAATACTTCGAACATGGTGCTTTCGCTATCGAATACTGCATTAAATTCATCTCCCCTTTCATGCCAAATAGCGTGTAATGCTTCTATAGCCTCTAAACCTATTTTACTATCTGTATGCCCTGCACTTTTTATTACGTGGGCAAAAAATGGTGCGATGTCGGTGGTTGGCTTTGGTGCGCTCCATGCGCCATTCTCAAAAACGGGTAATACACGCGTAGCAATAAGATTAAATTTGTTTTCAGCAGATCCGGCTAAGTTATTCGTACCCCGTATTCTTACTGCAAGGGTTGTAATGCCTTCATAAGTCGTGGCACTTTCAAGCTCTGCCTTTAAGGCCGTCCAAAATACATCATCATATATACGGGTATCATCATTTGCGGCTGTGCTGCGTTTTACTCTTACTTCAGGGCGTATTTTTTCAGATAAACTAATAGGAATGGTTTTGCCTAGTTGGTTGTTCGTTTTACCTGAAAAAGAAATAGCTGGAGCTTGTGTCCACTCAAGTGCGCCTTCGGCTCGATACTCAACAATAATGTTTACTGAGCGAGTTAAAAAGTCACCTTCATCATCAAGTTCGCCCAAACCTTGTGGCATAGAAAAATCAAGCCATAACTGATCTGTTACTTCACCTTCTGGTACCGCAAAGAATGGGCCGTTAAACTCACCGTCACCACCACCATCTTCGGTGAATACTTTTGCGTTAGTATCATATTGGCTGACGAAACCTGTCCACGCTGCATCGGGTTTGTATTGTCCATCTAACTTTTGAACTTTATTACCTTGCACATTTGAGTCTATTATTTCGTAATAGCCTACGTTCTGCGCATCAACTCCCTCTACTTTTATTATTTCACCAAGCGCAAAGGGCAAAGGTGCTTTATATTTAAAGCGACCCAATTCGGGCTCATACTCTTCTAGAAATGCGATTATTTCTTTGCCCGCAAAAGTATACGTATAGCCACTACTCCACACGCCGCCCGTACTTTTAACCTTTCCTTTCAGCTCTATACCTGTGCTGCCTGACGTTGAACCTACCTCACTTGAAGTAAAAACATTCCGATGGCCTTCATGACCACTTACATCTTCACCGGGGCCAAAAATTTCATAAAACACATCACCTGTGTAACTTTTAACTGGTGTATTGGCGATAAACACCTCTTCAGGCAATATTTCATACTCACCACTACCTACGCTTAACATTAAATAAAGCCATTGTTCGTTATCAATATACTCACGGCGCGGCATGGTTAAGTAATCGGGGTAAATTAAATGGCGACCAGCTGCTTCTGGAATAATACCCATCAAACGAGGTTTGTTACCTTGAGTGTTTACATCATAAATGCTACTGCCATCTGGCACAGTCGAATTATAATTATCAGGTATTTGGTTAGTCGCATAGATGGCAACACCGATGGCGATAACTGCAATAACCGCATACGCAATTGTGGCAGGGTCTTTAGACTCAACAACAAATTTTATGTTGTCATTGTGCTTGAACGTGCACGTATCCCATTCACTAGGAAGTACATGTCTGTTATTTATATTTACACTAAATAGAGGCTGCTCTAGCTCTGCATATGCTGGCACGTTTGCCCTTAACCATGAGTTTACTGTTTGACCAACTAGACCAGTGCATGGCTCATACAAACTATCGTCAAGCTTATTTGGGTAAATCTTAATTTCAACCTGTGTACTCATAAAATTTAACCTCAAAAAATAGCTTGTAGAAATCAGATACTTTTATAATAGATGGCCCTTTTTTGCGTGATGTATGCAGTATTTGTAGTTGGCCATCAGTAAATACACATAACCCCATATGTATTAAGTTTCCCCCTCTAAAACCACACGCAATAGCCTGCTCTTTAGCTGAGCAAGGTTTAAATTGATCAACTATTTGTCTATATGAGTTAGTGAGGTTGTTTTTATCATCAGGACTAACATGGCCAAACGACTTAAATAAAGGCTTTCCGTATACGTTGTGAAGCACAAAACGTGGCTGGCCCCAACAATCAAGCCCAGTCATATCTCGACCACCATCGACATACGGTACACTCAGGTAATCATTAATATGTTTCATAGGATTAACTAAAGTACTTTAAACCAGGTGCAACATCTGGTGTATAGCGATCTCTTGGCCATGCTCTGTTAACCAAGTCATTAAATGATGCAACTACATTCACCCGCATTGCAGTGGCTTGCACACTCACTGCAATCATTTCTACAGGTGGCTCGGCAGGTTCTGTTAAGTCACTCGCCGTATAAACGCGGTAAATCACTTTGACTTTATCGCCAGCCTCTTTAGCAGCATCAACTTTTTCCAGTGCTTCGCCCGATACGTTATCAAGCTGAAACTGTAAATCTTGGCGGCCTTTTACAGCGCGAGATGGGAGCGAAACCCCCATCCCACTTGCTTCAAAAAGTACAATCTCGCCACCCTCAATGCCAGCATTAACATTATCAAACCCGTTACAGAGTCTGATAACCCCAAACGAATCGGCTTGCAGTTCTAATGTGTGAATTGGCAAGTCATTTACTGGGGCGCTTGCGTAAATTTTTTGAAGGACTGTAGACATAATTTATCCTTCTTTATTCTTCATAAAAGCCCAGACTGTATTAGCCATATCTTCGTAGCCCGAACCGTCATCTATTGGATGAATTGGGTCAGCTACATTGTAACCAGACTCAACATCAATGGTGCAGTTTGTTGGTAGTACAAATATATCCTCACCCGTTCGATTATCAAATGTATCAATCATAATATTACACCACTCGCTTCGGTTTGCGTTGTAGCGCCAGTACACCACCGCATCAGAATAAACAATGCCAAATGCGTCTTGGTCAAACGATGAAGCTATCGGAAGCATTAGCCCGATTTTAACACTAGCACTAAACGCTTTAAACTGAGTTACCATATCTTCCAGTTGCACCATAGCCGCCTCTGAAACAGCGATGGCGCTTGCGTCACTTGTTAGTAAACCGACATCATTAACGCCAAGGTGAATAAAAATATAATCGAGTGTTGAGTATCCGTTCGTTGACATATACTGTGCGAAATCAAATACACCACCAAAAACGAATGGACTTGCTGCGTCAGTATAAAACCAATCAACAGTTTTACCGCCCTCACCCTCATGATTGTTTGGTGCTGTGCCACGCGTGCCGATGAGGTTTAACCCCATTACATCAGCCCCAGCTAAATCTAACAAGTCTTGTGTGTAGAATCCGCGAGCTGTAATGCTATCACCAATGCATAAGGCTGTCGGTGTTTTACCCGTACCAGCACTAGATGTAACTTGGTTTAGAGTTGACGTTGTTTCATCTAGCAATACTCTGTTTCTGTTGTAGAGCTTAGCTGTGATAGTTTGAGTGCCTGCACCCACCTTTCTATTTTGGAAACTCTTAGCTTTCATGCGTCCTGTTAAGCCTGCGCTAATATCAAACAAATAATCATCAGCGCTCGCAGCTTTAGTGATATTTGAATAATAAATACTCTGATTATTCAAGCCATCAATTGAATAGAAATTAGACGGTATTGCCATTCTTACCGATGCTGTTGATTCTGCATTAGACACAGCAACAGACAGTGCATTTGCAACGCTAGATAAATCATAAAATTCAACATACAGGCGGAACGCAATAGATGATCCACCACCTATCCAGTTGGTATTGTCATCATCATCTGCGGCCATAAATTTAACAGGGTAATCGCTTGGCGGTTGTGGAAATTTAGACTCATCATCTATAAATTTACGCACAGCCAATCTACTAACATGATTGATAGATTCAATAGCTACATAAAATTGCGAGCCAAGCTCTGCTGAAGTGTAAAATTTAGATAGCGCTATGACTACGGACTGAGGTCCAGCGGGTAAAACCTCTGTTTCAACAAACTCAATATCGCCAAGCACGTCATTTTTTAAATAGAATCTAAATGCCGAGTCTGATTCACTAATAAAATAAACACGCATAGAGTCAAATGCGTCTGCCGGGGTGCTGTAAGCTGTTGCAAATGCTGAGAAAGTGCCGCTAAAATTAGTGTAGGTATTTTCCAGCTCCCCACCTCTACTGCTGGACATGGCAGTTGTTAATGATTCAGCTAAAATTGGTGCAACTCGGTTTGCCTGAGACTCTAAGCCAGCTTGCCATTTGATGTATAAATCATGTGTATTCCATAACCGAACAGGCATACGGTACTGGCTTGACACTGTTGCAGTAAATCTGCCCAGCCCATTCGCGAATGGTGTAGCTTTTACTGGATATGTTCCTGTTTCTGCATACTCTGAGGGCGGTGTAATTGTGTTGATTGTCATTGGATCACGATTAACGGTCTCGATGCCAATGTAAACTACTGAGCCATCTTTTTTTAAGTCTATCAGACTTGGCAAGGTTACACTGTTCCACCCGTCCATTGCGCTGATTTCAGTAGAGGTTAAAACATTTAACTCGCTTGATAGGACATACACTTTACATGTTGTTGGCGCGTCTAGTTGAATGTGCATATCAACTCTATCAAACGCTCCAAAATTAGCCAAAGTCAGCGCTACAGCGTAACCTGCGTAAGTTGTAGATTGCGCTTTTGGCACTCCACTTTCAGTGTAAAGTATTGATGCTCCTTTATTTAATTTACCCGAATTATCAAGTACTGTTATTCTTTCTGAATTTATCTGACGTAAGATTGCATCGATATATTCGAGGGTTGGATACGACTTTATAAATTTCGCGATCCCAGCTTCATTCTTGTATAGATCCAAATAGCTTTCATCATTATCACTCACAACACTAAAATATTTGCCATCTGTTGTAGCTGCAATACCCGCAGATATGCTCGAATATTTAACAGCGTCAATGTCAGCCGCTGCATCAATGACTAATTGCACTGTGTTACTAATTGCTTCTACAGTTGCTTTTTTTATGCTGGGTTTATCTTCACCATTTATTTCTACAGTAGTGTTTTCATCACCCGCTAAAATTGTATTTAACTGGGATAAAAGCGTCTCAAGCTCTGTCACTAAACTAAAAAATGATGCCATGTCTAAATCTCCTGATAAGTACTTAAGGCGTTTTCAACACCATTAACAAATTGTTCTAGCGTTTGTGGTGCTAAGGTGCTGTTAACTGCCTCTTCCTCACTCGCTACTTTATATTCTTTAACCTCAACCTGTGCTTGGTATTGCCATACCAGTGCACTGATTGGCTTAAAATTCTCTAGAGGGTCTTTAACAAATCGCACCTGGTGTTTAACAACACCTTTGGGCGTTAAAATATCCATCAAAAACCAGCCTGTTAGCTGTACGCCATGGTCAACAAAGCCTTCAAATAACACGGCGTCGTCTTTTCTAAAGCGCCATGTGGCTTCCATAAATGTTGGTACGCTTAAAAACCTGCGGCGCTGGCGGGCACGGCCGCTGCTCATTTCTGTTCTTAATATGTTTGACTGTCGCTTGTAAGACACTTCTTTTAAGCGCGGTAAAGGCAGCGACAACGGGTAATTAACCATCATTAAGTTCCTGTACGCTGTAAGCCAAATGTTGTGCTAAGCACACCTGCCGCATCGCCGCCTTGGCGTATGTCGGCCACAAAGGCTTTAATAACAAATTCACTGTCGTTGGTGCGTTCTTGCTCTACTTGGCCACTGCGGCTGGCATCTTCTATTAGTTGCACAGTTACATTCACAACCGTATTGCCGCCTGCACTTGCTGTTTGTTTAGCTGCAGGCAATTGGCTTGGGTTGAACACACGACCACCATTGCCGCCCGCAATGTAGTTTTTACCGCCTAACTCAAGCAGCTCAGGCGTATTGCGCTCACCAATTTCAATAAGCTTATTGCCATTGGTATAACCACCGTATTGGAAGCCTGGTGGTTTTTGTGAAGCTATAGATTTAACCTGTAAAAGCCCCATACCAGTAATAACACCTGCGGCAATTGGCCCAGCAATAGGGCCCAATTCAAGCGCTGCAGCTGCAGCGGTATAGGTGCTCATTAACGCTTTAGCAATGTTCAATGTTTGTTGAACTTTAAAGGCTTTTTTACTGTGTTTTGCGGCTTGCCCAGCTAAGTTCTCACCAATATCTAAACCAATCGCCACGCGGTCATTACCGCTGGCACGGTCTAAATCAACAAATTGCTGTACCACTTGGCCATAGTTGCCCGCATACTTTAATTGTTCCTGGCGTTTACGATCTTCGTGTGCGGCTTCTTCAGCTTCCAAACGACTATGAAAGCCCTGTAATTCCGCTATTTCGGTTTCGTAGCGGTCGCGGCGGGTTTGGTCTTCAAGCTGGCGTAATTCATTTTGGCGCTGTGCATCGCGTGCTGCTTTATCGGTTGCTAACTTATCAAGGGCAGCATCACGTTGTTGGCGTAGTTGTAGCTCAATTTCAGCATAGCGGGTGCTGTCTTTGCTTTGTTCATCCAGCGCTGTGCGTGCAATATCAACGCGGCGCGTGTATGACTGACGAATACGGTCTTCTTCAGTGAGTAAATCAGCCTCAAGCTGGCTAAAGTCTTTTTCAGAATCTGCTTGCTTGTTTTTTTGGTCGATTAACTTTGCTAAATTTTGCAATTCTTGCTGCTGAGCAGGAAGCAGCTTGGCGTATTTGCCGCTGGCTATTTCATAATTTAGTTTTTCAAGCTCAGTGTTTTTACCCAATAAAGCCAGGCGTTGCTGATAATTCGCATTGGCTTTTTGAAAGTTAGCTAATTCTTTTGGGTCTTGGCCTTTCTCAGGCGCTTTACCTGCAGGCTTACCGACTACCGATTGCAGCGCAACAATTTCATTTTTTAAATCAGTAACGCGCTGTTCTGCTGCTTGCACATCGTCAAACTTGCCTTTTAAAAACGGATTATTAAAACGCTGGCGAGCTTCATCAGCTAATTGAATGGCCCCTTGTAAACGCCCTTGCGCTAATAACAACAAGCCCTGTGCTTGTTTGCCCGTTAGGTTTGCATACGGGTTTAAATCCTTACTGGCTTCTTTTAGCTTGTTAACTGAATCAGTAGCATCATCAGAGCTGCTCGCAAATTCATAAATGCCCCATGCCGCCAACATGATCAAACCAGCTGGCCCACCAAGTAAACCCATAGTGCCACCGAGCGCACGCATCGCAACATTAGAACCACGAACAGCCGCAGTATGAGCAACCGTAGCCGCAGTTAACCGCGCTTTAGCGGGTGCTAAAATGTTACTCGCACCCGTTAAATTAACGGTTGTTTGCACACTGCGTAAATTAGCCTGTGCCGCTGCAAGCTCTGCTGCTGTCAACTTAACGGTTTCTTGTGCAGCTCGTACTTTGGCAATCGTGTTTTTAGCAAACCCCGCAGCACTTACAGCTAAGCTGGTCGCTAAGCGCCCACCAATAATAAGTGCTAACGCGGTTACACCTGTGGTTAAGTTATCTACTAGCTCTTGATTGGTCGTTAGCTCATTTAACACACTGGTTACCGCATCAATAGCAGGTACTAACGCAGCACTCACTGGCTGCTCAACGCGGTTAACTAATTGCTCATAGGCGGTTTCAGCGCGATTAAGTGCCCCTGGAATGGTCTGCGCCGTACGCTGTGCTGCACCTTCATAATCATCAAACGCTTTAATAAGGGTTTCTTTAAAAAACTGACTGGTAACCTTTCCGCTAATAACCATTTGTCTAAAGCCATTAGCATTAAGGCCCGCTGCTTTATCTAAACTTTGCATTAACCCTGGCAGTGGCTCAACTACTTGTTTAAACTCTTCTGCTTGCAATACACCAGCACTAAAACCTTGCGATATACCATACATCGCTTGCCCAAGTCGGTTTGTATCAGCCCCCAACTTACTGGCTACATCACTCATACCCTCGAGTATTTGTTTGCTTTCCTTGTCTGTAACAATACCGCTATTTCTTAAGGTTAAAATTTGGCTGTAGCTATCTGCCATGCTCGAATACACTTTATTGTGCTCATTACTTGTTTCTATCAAGTAACGTTGCACTTGGGCGTATTCTTGGCTTGATGAGGTAAGCCCTTGCAAACGGGCATTGAGTAATTGAATTTGGCCAATATTTTGCACTTGTTGCTGTGCAAAATTAAGTGCCATAAAGCCACCAACGGCCGTAGCTAAACCGCCATAGCTTTGCGCTACGCTGTTATTACTTGAGGCTAACGCACGATTTTGCGCAACTTGCTGCTGCGTTTGTCGCTGTAGCGAGCGTATATCGTTTGCATTAGTACGCGTACCTTGGCTAATTGCTTTGCCATCGTACAGTACTTTTAAACTCAAATTATATCGGCTCATGGTGCTCTCGTGCTGCGTTGATTGCTTCAACTTCTAATACCTGAAACTTTGCAAACGTATCAGGCGTAATCTCTAACCCAGCCAGCTTCCATGCCACGGCGGCATTGCTGTAACTAATGCCGTTTCCGTCTCCTTGCCATTGTGTTGACACCGTTAAAAACGCAGTAAGGGCCAGCGCATTGCACCTAAACACATTAAATTCTTTGTCTAGGTCGAGCGCTTTAACTTGGTCAATTACATGCTTTGGTGCGTTTTGCTGAGTTAATACATCTATTAAATGGGTTGTGTCTGGGTGTTCGTCGGCTACCCAATAGCGTGCAGCCTCTAGTAGTTTTTTCTTCCGGCCGTGGCAACCGCTACAAAATAAGCGTCAATCACAGCGGTGCGCCACCAACTAATTTTTAAACACGCAGCCAAGTTCTCCGCATTAAATGGCAATGGCTTGTCGTCTTCGCCTACAAAGTCATCACCCCAGCCCACCAAAATCTTTTTAATAAAGTCATGGTCGCCGCCATTGGCCAACTGCTCATTATTGTTGTCATCAAGCAACTTAAACTTGCCTGTAAACTCATGAGTATCACCGTCAAAAGTAAATTTAACCGGCTGCTTAACTTCTAGGTTCTGCATAGTCACGATTGAAAAAGCCATTGTTTTCTCCTGGTGTTTAAATTGGTTTAAAAAAGTTAATCGAGTAGCAAGCTAAATTCGTCATTGCCAGCGCTTGGTAAAATAGCCAATGCCATTTCAATCTCTGCTTTTTTAGTGCGCTCAACATATTTAGGCTGTTTTACTTGCACTTTAGGGCAGCTAATTGTTACGCGGTGGCCACCTGCAGGGCCGTGCTTAATTTGTAAGTTGCCTGTTTGCGAGTTAAGAGCACGGCTAAAAAAGTCAATATCAGCAATGTTAGGCGCAGCAATATTCACCGAGCCAGACATAGCACGGTCTAAAAATTCAATTTTTGCAGTGGTAAGCGTTGGGTCAAACTCCACTTCGTTACCGCTATCAATACTCAGTTTTGATGGCACCACCTCAAAGCCATGCAATAAAAAGTCAGTAGTACGCCCAGCGCCGAGCGGTATAGGCTTAGGCCATGCACTAAAGTCAGCAGCAGGCAATGCGTTATCACTGGGTGGTACATAAAGCCCTTTAAAATCGAACGACAAATAAGGAATGCCTTTCTCAAGCTCAATGGTATAGCTGCCTTGCGCGCCCAAGAGCGTGTGCTTATTTCGGCCAAGCTGAAAGTGCATCGCCACCGATTCAACCGCATCAGACACAGGCGTATATTCAACACTGGTATCAGCCACAATTACTTCAGCCATACCACATGCGCGCATTAGCGGCCCCCACGCTGGCGCTAAGCCCAACGTGCCCGAACCAACAAGCTCAACCTTAAAACTGATCCCCGCATACTCATTGGTAAACATGGTTTCTTCAGCGCCCAAATACGGCGTATTTAAACCACGTTCAACCTCTTCGCCTTCTAAAGGGCGTACTTCAATATCTTTAGTTAGCATCGCATTTAGCACCGCTGGCAACGTGCCATAGGTCGCTTCTATTGCGGCTAAAAGGCTAGTTTGGCTCCACTTAATCATTGTCTTTCCCCTTTGCTTTTACGGGTTTAGTAACTGGTTTTTTAACCGTGGCAACCGGCTGTGTACGCGCAACTAGGGTTAACTCACCTTTTGCGTCTTTGGTATAGCTGCCGCCGTGGCTGGGTGTTTTACTCATCATGTTCTCCTAACTACTCACGTTCACGGTTAAATGCATTCGTGCCTGGTGGCATAACACGCCACAAAACATCACCGGTGTTTGGTCATCTAAAATAAGGCCGGTGTCGTCGCCATCGTCTAAATCGTCAACCAAATCACTCAATAGCGGATCAACAGCAAAGGCATCATCTAATGCGTCAATGGCATCTTCAAAGGCCACTTGGCTGCTGTCTTCATCAACAAAGCTTTGTAAAAACACCACATCAAACGTATAGGTTTTAGTGGTTCGGGTAGCGTACGGGTTTTGGCGCTTGCGGCGCTTTAACCGTATATAACCGCCGGCAATACCCTCACCTTGGCCATACATATCTTTTAGCGTGTTCATGTTTTTACTAAAACGTTCTTTAGGGTAAAACGTGCCAATGTTGGCACCGTTTAACACCGCTACAATGGCCGCTCTAAGCTGTTCAAGCATTACCGCCTCCCAATGTATTCAGCAGCGTTTTCATTGCTTGGTTAAAACGCTCTTGAATATAAGGTTCACTGGCCTCTAGGCCTTCTTTAAACATAAATTGCCCATCAGTACCTCGAGAGTTAATTTTGAGTGCTATTAACGTGGCTACTTTTTCAGCCTCTAAGCCTTCTAGGTTTAATACCGCTTCTACCCAGTTCACTAACGGCTCAATAGGTGGCATGTGTGGCTTAGTGCCAAGCTCTACCGCTTCAGCGTAAAGTTTACTGGTACCCACATAACCAATTTGCACAGTGGGGTTAATTATCACCTCACTGTTAATACTTGCCGCTAAGTGGCCACCTTCACCGGCTCCCGTAGGTGTTCGGCTTACAATTTGGTGCTGCGCATACGCCACGGCTTCATTCATCGCGCTCGACAACTCATTTTGTACAATCGCGGGTGAGTGTTGCCAAAGCTCAGTTAGCGCATCAAAGCCCTGGGCGGTAATTCGTACTGTCATTAGCGCAACCGTTGGCGCTTAGGTAACGCAACAGGCTTACCATACGCTGAGCTTTTATTGTCATTGATCACTACCGCGTTGTACTGGCTGCGGTAGCCGTTTGCGATGCGTCGGTAACTGTCGGCTTTGCTGCCGTGGTCAACGCTATCGCTGGAAATCGTGCTGTTATCATTGTTAGCAAAATAGGTCGCTAACATATCAATACAACTTGCTGCGGCCAGTTTTAAACAGGCATCAACATGTTCAATTGCAATATCTAAATTGCCCGTGTCTTTTTGGTACTTAGCAAGCATATCGGCATACGCGTTATTGATTTCTTCAGCGCTTAAAATGCCTTGCTCGTCTTGTACATAACTTGGCAATCGTGTTGCATACATAATAAAAACCCTTATAAAGCGCATCCGTGCGCAACGTGTCATCCATCACCAGTTCACCAAGGAAATTAAATAACTATCGCTTTAGTCGCACCACGGTAGTCAGTACATTGGCCACCATAAATGTGGCGGATCTTCATTGTAGTTTGGTCGTTCGTAAACACGGAGCCCACGTTCTGCATGTCTTGCGTAAAGATTTCAGGGTTTTCCATGCCATCTAAAAAGCCCATCTCAAAGTTAGCCAGCTCGCCTGGGTCCGTCATTAAGCCCCAATCGTTCGGATCAGTCGCACCAGGAACCCGCAGAATTTCGAGGTTAAGTTGCTGAGCAAAACCTTTGTCGTTGTTTTGCAGGCGTTGGAACAAGTCAAATGCAGCATCCACATTACCCAGCGAGCACAGTAAAAATGCTGGCTCAATTTCTAGCATCTCACCGGTATCAAGCTCTTGCTGATTCATAATCGCGCGCCAGTGGGCCATCAGCTCAGTTTGGTCAAGCGCACCACTAAACAGGTTGTTGTGGTCAGCATGAAACAGCGCTTTAGCATCCGGTGCATTGCGGTTGTTAATGTAAAAGTCCCATGCAAACTTACTAAGCGTTCGTGCAGCAGCACGGGCCAGCTTGTTAGGAATTTGCGTAATGATGTTGCGGTCATCATTTTTAATCATTTCCATAGTGATGGTTGCAATACCGCCTTTTTTGCTCACACGGTATTTCGCGTTGCTATCGGTAGGTTTTGCAAGCTCTGGGTAAGCGCCACTTTCAAGTACTTCTTGTAAGTCGCCATAGCCACCCCACTCAGTGACATTCTGATCTTTAAAATCAGTTGCAGTGCCAATGCGGAACACTTTGCGCCATAGCTGGTACTTCTCAAGGCTGCCATATACATCAACCACGCGGCGGTTAATTACATCAGCCAGCACATTTGGCAGGCTATCGCTATCAAGTGCTTCGACCATACGGGTGCGGCTACAATCACGTAACTTACCTGTGCAGTGCTTGTCACCGGTCAGGTCAATGTAAGCTTCTTTAAGGCTCACAACGTCTTTGTTAGCAGGGTCAAATAATGCCGTGAGCATTTCAATGCCGCTTGGGTTATCGGAGTACTGCACACCATGCGGCATGTTCACTTTGCCCGACTCAGTAAACTGTTTTAAATAACTGGTTTCAGCATCAATTAAGCCTTTCACCATTTCAGTGGTTAAGTCGTCTTTGCTTTGCACGCTTTCGGTTAAGCGTGTTTTGGCGGCGTCTGGCAAAGTCGATTGGTTAATTAACGCCACCGCGCTTTGCTTTGCTTCAACTAAACGTTGGCTTGCAACAATCACTTTATTCACATCAGCAAGGGTTAAGCCTTCAGCGTTACTAGGCTCTGGCGCACCGTGTTTTGCCAGCGCTTCGGTTAATTGCACAATAGCGGTTTCATCATCGTCAGCTGTCACAGATGCAGCTAACGCGGGGTTCGATTTTTTAAGCGCTTCGATTAGGCGCAACAATTGTTCATTCATGACATTGCCTTGATTATGAGCTTCTTTAAATGACACGATCCGACCACCTGCACCAGGTACCATGATCAAATCGACGGAATTAACTTTGAGGAACTGCTTAGCCGTGCGGTTAGCGCCTTTGCCTGTGGCTTTACCGTCTACATCAATACTTAAACCAAACAGCTCTTGCATGTTGTTATCAACGGCTTCGCGCAATTTAGTGGCATAACCTGAGCTTTCTAGCACGGTTAAATCAGCTTGCAGAGCACCTTGCTTACCTGCGCCAATCCCTTCAACAAACTGGGCATTAGCAAACTGGCCAATCAAGTTGTTAAAGTGTTGAGCGCCGCCTTTTATATGGTCGTCATCAGACTTAACCATACACTTGGCACCGTTAAACAAAGGGGCAGCTTCACGCAGAACGTGGGCTGGGTAGTTCACACCATTTAAGCTTTTGCCAACTTCAATAAGCGTTACTAAAAACTTACTTGGCTTAATGTTACTGGCTTCAATAAAACGGCTTTCGTCAAACCAGGCTTCGGTCAGCTTTACAACACCTGCTGGTTTAAACTCTTTAACCACTTCAACCGGTGCATCAAACGTAACTTGGTTAGCTTCGTTCACTGTGTAAGCGTATGCCCAGTAACGGCCATCTTTATTAACCACCACTTGTTCAGGGTAAAAAGCGGTAATATCTACCCAACTATCACGGTGCGAATTATTAGGGACGATCACTTTTATAAGCTCACGGCGCACTAAGTCCATCACATCACGGTAATCAGATGTTTTAGCCTCAACAAACGCACGGTTGCCTAAAAAGCCAGTACCTGCAGGTAATAAGGTCAACATAATTTAGCCCCTTACTTAGCCGCTTTATCTGCAACAGGTTTAGCGGGCGCTTTATCTGCAGCAGCTTTGGCATCCTTTTCAGCTTTATCAAGCAGCGCTTTAGCGTCAGCGCGGGCTTTAGCAATAATATCCGCCGCTTGCTTCTCTGCGTCTTTTGCTTTGTTTGCAGCGTCCAATTCTGCATTAGCAAGTAATTCTTTGGCTTTATCAGCGGCAGCGGCTTCTTGCTCCAGCAAGTTTTTACCAACATCGCTAGCGCCATCACTAACCAGTAAAGCTTCGGCAAGGTCGGCAGCAGCAAGTACACCTTCCACACGTTGGCCAGCTTTAGTAAGTGCTTTTACAACACCTGTTTCGCGCTCAACTTTAAAATCAAACACTTCTTCAGGTTGAACTTTGCGGATTTGCTTTTTAATAATCGGTTGACCACGTTCATCCGTTTTAGGCTTTTTGTCGTCGCCAATCTCTTTAACGTCTTCAACAATGTCGAGCACTTTGGTTGCTATTTCTAGTAACGCATGGCCCTTGGTCAGTAATGCAAAAAAACTCATTATGTCGCCCTCAAGTTTGTTAGTTTGGCTAATGAGTTTTTAATGTAAGGGAATGTGGGGAGGGGCTAAATTAAAGGGTTTTAGGAAAGTTACCTGAGATCTGTTATTTTTAATTTATGAATATCTCGGAGAGTTTTCTTAATTTTTTTAAATACTTGCTTATAATCATCTTTGAAATTAAAAGTGTGCTCTAACGAAATAATATATAATTCAATAACGCAAAATAGTTCCGCAACAAATTGCTCTCTATCCTTTAAAGACTCTTCATCAATAGTTATGTAGAACCCAAGAGACATTAATGAATTCTGAATGTTAGAAAAATGCTCTATGTCCAAAACTGGTTTATTTTTATTTTTTATGTGTGTTAAAAGTACCATTAATGGTGTCAGTAAATTTAAAAACACACCACTATTTACATAAGTACCTGTGTTATCAAAGTTTCTCGTATCGTTCTCTGGGAATAAGATGCTATAAAGCCTATGAGTATTGTACTCGTATCGTACTCGCTCCAAACTTTTAAAATGTGGTATTGTAGAAACCAACCTATTTATCACTTGATTTATTAGCTCATTTACATTCTTTTGATGTTCGATCCTTAGCATAAAGTGCTCTTTCTTCTGTGCTAAAGCAAACTGTTCTTGTGCCAGTTTAAACTGCTCATCAGAACGTTTAAATTGCTTGTTGGAAATTGCTATTTGCTCTTGAACTTTTTCCAGCTGCCTATTTAACAACATACTTCGATGATACAAACCGATAAGTGATGTCACAGCTGCTAATAAAGCAAAAATACCTAGGGGTAGAGCAAATACTTTCTCAGTGTTAGTCCAAGTCGCTAGTTTTGTTACATCAAAACTGAGCTGATTTCCTACCAATGCTAACTGTAACCCTGCCAGTAATATTGGAACCCCCAACGTTAACCTAACCAAAAGCTCGAACCTTTCTCGCCATTTTACAATAAGGTTGTTATTAAAATTCCCCACAGCAATTCCTTTAAACTATTTAAACTCCCTTTAAAATACCATAACTTATTCTACTACTGCACGCGTCTTATCAACTTTCCAATGCGCCATTGCTGGCACTGTAAAGCAGCTGCAATTTACGGTTTCTTTAGCCGGTGCTTTGGGGTCGTGTGGGTGCATCATTTTAATACCGCCTACCGTAAACGGTTCTTTTGCTCCAACGCGGGTATTGCGCACAGCCAAGTGATTAGCGCGGTGTTCTTTACGTTTGCCCATACGCCATTCTTTTTCCATGCCTGGTACTGCATCGCCTATTTCGGTCATACGCATTTGCCCTGCAACATTGTATAAACGGCTAAGCTCGGTGTTTACAATGGTTTTAGCGCGCCACATTTTTTTGTCACCTAAGCTTTCGGCAATGGCTTTTTTAGCGGTGTTGGCATCTTGTGCGCCCATCATCACCAGCCCCAGCTGCGAGCGTATAAAGTCGGCTTTACCGCTGAGTACGTTTTTAATCCGATCAACCATAAAGCTATCAATGGCCACAAGCTGGCGGTGCTGTAAAAGTTGCGTCATGGCGTTAACCGTTACACCACCGGCTTTAAGTGGCACGTCAATTAAGTTAATGCCCGCCACCCATGTTGTTTTTGAAAACGCCGTAATTTGCGCCGCACTACGCTCACCCAGTTCTTGCATTACCTGGTTAATTTGCCCCTGCAATTTACCGTAGTGCCATTGCTGCCAATCGGTTGGTTGCCCTTGCAATATGGTTTGGGTGTTTTCTTCAGCCAGCTCTAATAAGCGTAATAACGAATCCCACAGCCCTTGCTTGTTTTTAAGCAACTCCTTGAGCTGTGCGGTACGGGCTTTATTAAACGCTGCTGTGCGCTCACTTGGCGTCATCAGTTAGCTCTTTATCGGCTGTTGTTTCATTAGCCGCTTCATCAGCGCTTTCATCGTCAGCGCCATCAAAGGCATTAAAGGTATCGGCCTTTGCCTGGTCTTTGGCTTTTTGCGCTATTTCAGTTTTTACGTTCTCAAGCTCTGTGGCTGGGTCTATCTCAACACCCAAGCGGTCAGCAATTGAGGCAATCACACTTAAACCTGTTTCTTCAGTAATAATGCCCTGTGTAATCGCAAGGTTTACAGCCACCACCACTTGCTGTAGCGCCGCAGCATAACGGCTAATATCTTTAGCGGTCATTTCTGGCATCACCACTTTTGACTTAAACACATCGGCTTCAATCGTGCGGTCTGGCTCTTGGCCTAGTGTTGCTGTGTAATACTGGCGAATAACAAAGGTGGCTATTTCATGCAGCATGTAAATAATGTAGCGCTGGCGCATGGCAAGTATTTTAAAGGTGGGCTCGGCCATGGCTTCACCGTTGGCGCGGTTAACGTCGCCACCATCAGCAAACCAACTCGGCGGCATGGTTGCACCACCTAGCATGTGGTTTCTAAATAACTTAGCCAGGGCTTCGGTATCGCCAGTACCAAGCGATGGGCTCTCGGCCTTCCACACTTCGCTGTCGTTATGCACATTTACAGAGCCTGGGCGCGGTGGGTTACTTTCGATTTCTGAGGCGCGCTCAGTCACTTTGTTTTTATCTGCGCCTGTAAGGGTTACGTCCCACACAAACGCCCGGGAGTTTTCGGCTCTGTCGCCTTCGCCAAAAATAAAGTCGTCGTACAAATCTAAAAAGTCGCACTGCGCGGTTAAATCAGAGTTGCCCCGTCCGTGGGCGCAAAAGCTGTTTATTGCAAAGTAAAAAATATCACCATCGGCAAAGCCTTCACGTAGCCGCTGGGTTTGCTTGGTAAATACCGATTCACTGCCATTGATGATCACTTTATAAAAGTAGTGGCGGCCATTGCTCATGCGTTTAGTTTTAACGCCTACTGGCTGCTCTGGGTTGCGCGGGTCGTAAATTACCTCTTCCACGTGGGCGGGGTCTAAATAACTTAATTGCACCTCACCACTCAAGGGGTTTACAAACGCTGGGTAAAACTGCTCACCAAATATCGCCAGCTCTCTCACTTTCTTTTCAAGCTTAATGGCCATGTTATTAATCGGGTGATTCCAAAACGCATCGATCACCGCTTGGTAGTCTTCATCGTCATTGGTAATTTTAACGCCCTCGGCCAGCAAATAAGCCAATGGCAATTCAATAATGCGGTTGGCAATCATGTTACTTTGCCAAAGGTATGGGGCTATTTTGTTCATACGCACCCGCGTAGGGCCAATTAAATTGCGGTTAGAATCAGCCGACAACTTAGAATACAAGTGATCGTCTGCGTCAATACTGCCCGCCATCGCCCCAGCGGCTTCTTTAAACGTGGTGGTATTTTCATTTGCTGAATTTTTTGTGGCAATTGTTTCAGTCACAATTGCTGCAATTTTTGCCGCAAATTCTGCCTCTTGCTTTGCCTTGCGTTTTTTAGAACCAAACATAGCTTTTCAACCCTTTTGTAAATCTTTTACATTTGCCTAAGCGGCTTTAAATTCGTTTTTGCGTGCAATGCCATTCAACGCACCCAACACAGCCTTAAAATCGCGCTGAGCGCGTCAGCGTTAATTTTTTAAATAACCGGTAATTCGCTTAAACAGTCCACCTGGTCTTGTTCGACCTTGTAACCGCGATGGCTGGTTTGTGCGTGACTGCTTATTTTTTGCAACCGTGGCACCTGCGGCGGGTTCGCCTTCTTCTAATGTGGCGGCATTAGCCAACACCCCAGCAACGGCTGTATCACCGTGTCGCCATTTACCATCACTGCCTTTGTCGCGGCCATCATCCATTTTGGGTTGGCCTTTTTCTAAAATCACTCGGCGGTGGTCGGCCACTACATCTTCACTTTCAGGCACAGTAATAAACTGCCCCTCAAGCGCGGCTTTGTATTTAGGAAAGAATTGGTTGTACCAAGGGCGCGACAGCATCACGCAATCAATGCGGCTTGGGCCATAACGTTGCATGGCTTTTTCAGCAATCGACTGGCCATTACCACGGCTATCAAACTTGCCATGAAAAAACAGCGGCACGTTATCCAGCAGGTAAAACACTATTTGCTCTTGGCAATCAAACGGAATATTACGCAGCTCAACTAAAAAAGGCGTGTGGTACTTAGTCGGGCTTTGCTGCTGCATGGGCCAAAGTACGGTTAAATCGCCACTGCGGCCAAAGTCTTGGCCAAACACAGTGCGTTGCCCAGGCATAGCATCAATTAATGGTTTTAAGGTATCGGTTAACCAGTCACCAATAATGCGAGTGCGCTCAGGGTTCGTTACAAAGTCATCCGGTTTTTCTAGGCGGATCACTTTAGTGTCTGGGTGCTGGCAGCGCTCAACCAATAAGCGGTTAATGTAAACACCGCCGCCCGCACTTGGGATCACATCAAGTTCTTCTGCAGCGCCATCACCATAAAAGTCATAAATACCATTGGCCCATTCGTCTTCTAGTGCTTGGCTATACTCTGTGCCTTTCATTGCACAAATGCGTTTATATAAGCCCTGGCTTAATGCTTCTCTAAACGTTGTGCGGTAAACCTTATAAGGTTTAGTGCCTGCGCGGCACTCTTTAATTAATAGATTAAAGGGGTTTTCTTCACCGTCATGGGTGCTAATAATGCGTACCTTACCGCCCCAAATTAATAACGCGAATGCCGCTTTTATTAGTTCATCTAGGTTATCGTGGAAGGCTGCTTCATCAATAATTACTCGCCCTTGCTTACCCCGTAAGTTAGACGGGCGCGAGCTAAGCGCGGTAATCCTAAAGCCACTGGCAAAGCGAATAACATAGGTAAGAATGTCTTTGCCTTCATCAGCGTAAATCTCTTCACTTACATCACCGCATACTTCGTTAAAGCTTTTAGCCCAGTTGGCACAGTCGCGAATAAACTCTTCGGCCATATCCTTGTTATAACCTATGTACCAGCAATCCATGCCGCCAGCGGCTTTACTTGCAGCGGCATCAAGCACACTGGCCGCCGCCTCGCCCCAACTTAAACCAATACGACGCGACTTTTCATAAAGAATAACCGGCGATTGATCCCACACATATTCCGCCTGATACGGTAATAAAATCGCTGTTAATTCTTCTTCATTCATAGCCATTACAAACGCTCTCCTGCAATTGCACGGCGTATTAAATCAATATTGCCCGAGCTTAAACCAGCCGCTTTACCTGCGCTTTCAGCCTGAGCTTGTGCTTCAGCTAGCGCCTGTTTACGGGCTTTTTCTGCTATTTGCTTTTCTAAGTCGGCGTTGTGGTTTGCACTGCGTTGTAAGCGTGCAACGGCCATTACAAGGTCGTTAAGTGTGTCAGCATCAATGGGGTCTTCGCCGCCCATTAAGCTGCTGGTTGTTTTAAACGCCGCACTTTGCAGCAAACTCATAAGCACGCGGCCAGTGTCACCAATACTGGTTAAATCACATTGTTTAGATAACGACTCAACATAGGCTTGGCTGCGGCGTATTTCGTCAGCAATGCTCTCAATACGTTTTTTTTCACGCCACACCGTGTTGTCATCAATGCTTTCAACATCAGTTTGCACGCCAGATAGCGCCGCTAGCTCTTCGTTAATTGCATCGGCTATTTGTTGGCAGGTGTGTTGTTTGGTTGCCAGCATTTCACGTAGGTTTTCACGTAAGTGATCAGGCAAGCGCTCTATCTTATTGCCGCGTGCCATAATTAAATGCCCCCAGGTGCTGGGCGTTTAATGCCATCTACAAACTTACGCCCTGCGGCTACATCAGCCCCTTGCTCTGTAATTTTAGCCACTAAGGTTTTATCACCCACCACATCAATGGTGATGGTGTTAACGTCTTCTAAAAAACGCATGTGCGCGCGTACTTTGTCGCGGCTTAATTGATGCCCGTACGAGCTAAGCACACAGCTCAACATGCTACAGTTAGCGCTATAGCCTGCGGCCTCAGCTAAGGCACGCAAAATAACTAAACGCTGATCAGCTTCAAATAGCTCTTTCATTGTCCCCATCCTTAAAAAATCGTTTAAAAATAAGCGCCACTATAAAACCACCCAGTACATAACCAAGCCGAAAAAACACATACAAAAAGAACAATGCACCCGCAATGAGCAAACAAAAAAGCAGCCATACCTCTACCTGAAACTCACTTGCCATTTCGTTCACCTGTAATTTTTGATGCAACAATTAAATTAAGTGGGTGCTCTATACGCTTTAAAATGTCGTGTAGGTGCTTGGTTTCGCTTTGTAGCTTAGTGACTTCTTGGGTCAATTTACCTACGTCTTGCGGTAAATCTTTTATCTCCACTTCAATGCGCTGCACGGTTTCATTCACCTTGGTAAAATCTTTATTGGTCACATAGGTTTGCTCAACGGTTTGCAGGCGCTTGTCTTGGCTGTTCACATCGTCTTTGCTGGCAAACGATTTCTTAAGTGCGTAAACCACCACAAAAAACACCACCAACACAAAACCTTGCACCCACGGGTACCACTTAACGTATTCGTCCACGGGGCAAACTCCTTACTGTATTTTTTGAATTCAAAACACGCGCCTCTACTTCAAGGCGCACACCCGTTATTGAGTGCCAACCTTTTAAAAAGGCGTTCTTTAATGTGGGGTTGCCTGTGGGGCAAACGGTTTGAGGGTCGGGGTTTTCGCCATTAGCAAAGGTGCTAATGCGCAGGTCATAACCGCGCTTTTCATAAAGTGGAATGCTCTTCATACAAAATCCCAAGAGCAATAAAATGACTCGTTCATTACCGCTTTTTCAATGCGGTTTTCAAGCTTAAATAGGCGGCGGTGCCAGCCATATAAAAACGTTATTTGGCTAGGATCATTCACTGCAATACGGCTGTATTTGCTGGCACGGCGGGCAAAGTAATCAACCAGTAAATCTTCTTGGTTGTGGTTAATGGCCGCAGCAAGGGTGCGCGAGCCTAAAATACCATCTACCTTTACGCCCAGTACTTGCTGTAACAGCATGTTGGCCAGTGGCACGCCGTGGTTTATGGCACCATCACAATGTAAAAAGGCAAGTTCAAGTAAGCCATGCTCAGCCAGTTCTTTAGCGCGGCTACCGCGCCAAAAGTCACGGTGGTAAATACGCATAGCCTGCGGCCACGTTAAAGTAGGTATATCCACACTCGGGTAAGCGCCTTTGCTAATACCAAAGCGAGTACGGCCACCTTTATCGGCACTATGATCAGAGTCGCCTCCTTCTGCCTCATAAATCCAGTCCATGCAAAATAAAAAGGCACGGCTGTAATGCGGGGTAAGGTCGGCTGGAATAAGTTTTCTCATAGCGCCAGTGTGGCGCTATTTGCTGGGGGGCTAAATTAAAGGGTTTTAGTAAAAATGGCGGGGGAATAGAGTGTGTATTTAATTGCAAAAATACACAAAAAACGGAAACGTTTCCGTTTTAATTTATAAATGCAAAATAAAAACAACAAGTTAACAATTTAAAAAGCGGAAACCGTTTCCGCTTTTTAAAAAAGGCAGTGCTAAACTTCTTTGCCTATCCACACAACTTTACCAATAACATTTAATTTGTCTAGCTGGTCTGGGGCTACGGTTTGTGCTTCATAAAAGGTGTTATCGCTAATTATTTTAACTTCACCGGTGAAGGTGCTTTGTAATCGCTTTACATATAAATGATCATTAATGCGTATTACATGAATGCCATCGGTTATCCGCTCTATCGGTCTTAAATCAACCAATAACGCATCACTGCTGTTAATCGTAGGCTGCATAGAATCACCTTTAGCAAACACAATTGCAAGCTGATCCGCTTTTAGTGATTTATCACGTAACCAATCAGTACTAAAAGCAAGACTTCCACGCACTTCTTCACATTCGACATCAGTGCCATAACCAGCGGAAATATCTATATTGAGTACTTGTATACATTCAAACCCTTCTAAAACCTGATTGTGATAAGCTTTTGAAGGATCATTTCTCAAAATGTATTGTGCTGTTGATTTATTACCCGCAGTACCATGCTCCGCGGTTCCTTCACCATTAAATAACCAATCTAAAGAAATATTCTTAATTTCAGCCCACTCAACAAGCGCAGAATGGGGAATTGTATCCTTTTTTCGCCACTGATAAACATTGCTTCTATCAACTCCTAGCGACTCAGCTATTTTAGAATCAGAACTTAACTGTGGTTCTAACTCTCGCATTCTGTGAATTATATCATCAATAACTGTTGACAAAATTAGCGACCTCAAATATATTTGCTAATATATTCACATATAGGTGTGAATATAAACATCATTATAAGTAAACAAACTTAAACACCTAGGAGTCTACTATGCAGCCCTTAGAAATAAAAGCACAGCTAAAAACGAAAGGATATTCGATTGCTATGATTGCCAGAGCACTCGGCAAATCCCCCACGACTATCTCATCAGTCATTAATCGTTATACAACTTCGGTTGATGTAGCCGAGAAGCTATCAAAGATTTTAGATAAGCCACTCATTGAAGTATTTCCCGATGTTGAAACCTATGCCCGCGCTCATTCAAAAGAGCAAAAGCAAGCTGAACTTGAGCAACTACTAGCAAGCTAATGGAGGATTCTAAAATGATGGGTTTTATTGCAATTTTGAAGAAACTAGAACAGCTAGTCCCCGCAGTAGCGGGCAACGACGCTGAGCTTGCGCGAGTATTTAATGTAACCAGAACTGCGCCTTCACAATGGAGAAAGCGTGACTGTATCCCATTAAAAAACTTAGTGTCATTCGCGCGTGAATACAAGATTAATATCCATTGGTTAATTACGGGCGAAGGGCAAATGAACATAGAGCCATTGAAAACAGCCACCACGCCACTAATAACTGATGAATCTACTTTCACTAGTGAATATAAACCATCAATTGAACGTGTTTTCACCGCATTACCAGAGACAAAAAATAGTGATGCAGCTATTGCTCGTGCATTCGATGTAAACAGAACTACTCCCGCCACATGGCGCAAAAGAAACACATTACCAGCAGAAAATTTAGTAAAACTGGCACTGAAATTTAATATCAATATGAAATGGCTATTCACTGGCAAAGGCGATATGTACGAGCATACCAACCATGTTGCACCAGCAGAGCCTGTAAAAGCATTCACCCCAGATGATGTTAAACAAGCCATTAAAGAACAGGGATATACCCTATCTATGCTGGCTGAGGCGCTTGATGTAAACCTTGCCACTGTATCTAATGTGATCCTTGGGAATTCTCGTTCACGGCGTATTGCTGAGTCTATCGCTAAATTAATTGGCGAGCCGCTTGAGGTGGTGTTTCCTGATGTTGAAGCGTATGCATATTCGCTGTTTTTAACACCAGAGCAACGCACAGAGCGTGTTACAGCACTTAAACAGTTACTCGCCTCATAAGGCCTAAGTAACCAATTAATCACTAAGTCAACCATCGAACCAACAGGATCACTATTATGACTAAAATGCGCTCGCCGCTGCTCACACAACCACATCAAGGTCAGCAACTGATTGCTGCGTTGCTTGTACAGTGTGCGCACAGCAATACGCCGCTGCATATACCGCTTGCGGCTCAAGTCAATAATCAACTGTTTAAGTGCCACAGCACTGCACAAAGTAAAGGGGGTGTGTTGAATGGCTTTATCGTCTATGCACAGCCAAACCAATATATTGTTTACGGTGTATGTTTGCATGTTACGCCCTTGGGTGTTGGTGTTATATCCAGCGTAGCGCTATGCAATGTACAAAGTGAAGTTCCAAAAATTGTTTGTTTTTGGAATGCCATTTTAGCTATTTTTTGCTTGCCAAAAGGAGCGACTTATGACTAAGCCAAAACGCCGTCAGTGGGGTCGTATTGTTGCCCGTAGCCTGCCCGAAGCACTCCAACTATGTAAAGAACACGCCCAAGCAACGCGCCAAATGAGTGTGCCGCGCATCGCCGACAGAACAGGTATTAGCACCGATATGCTGTACAAGCATTTAGGCAGCGGCGATATGCCCACCAGTTTACTTATTCCGTACATGGCAGCAACAGGGCGCGAATACCCGTTAATGTACATGGCACACAGCCTAGACAAACTTATTGTTGATATGCCCAAAGGTAAAAAACCAAGTAACAGCAACCTTACCCATTTAAACCTATTTGCTAACCAAGTGATCGGTATGGTTATGCAGTTAGAAGAAGGCGCAGGCAATGCCCAATATGTGGCAGAGCAAATAATTTTGTTAATGCAACAACTGGCTTATCAAAAGCTCGAAGCCGAAAAGCTTGACGAACCCCAAGCCTGTTTTGACCTAATCCACGAACCCCATTAGTTAAGAGCAAAAGCCATGAAGCCTGCCCCTATCAAAGACCAAGAACCGCCTAAATTTCGCCCAAGTAGCACTAAAACGGTGTTTTTGATGACTATGGCGCAGTTAAAAGCAATGGCTAATAAGGAATACAAAGCATGAAATTACTAACTCAAAAAATCACTACAGCGCAGCTCAAGATTGAATCACCAAAAATCACTCTACAGTGCAACTGCTGCAAACGTGTAGAGCACGGCACCATACCAGTCAACGCATTTATTGATGCCGCCAGTTATATGGGCTGGCGACACGTTACAACGAGCCACATTGAAATAGAGGCAGCATGCCCTAGCTGCGTTAGAGAACTGCAACAGTTCTACCAAAGCAAGCAGGCTTCAGCATGAGCGATCAATATATTTCATCCACCATGCAGCGCGGCCTAAACGCCATTAAAGCACTGAGCGGCTATGAAGCCGATGGTCTGCGCCCTGGCGAATTGGCTAAGCGTTTAAACATCACCCAATCACAGGCTACCGCAGTTATTAAAAATCTGATCCAAGCAGGCTTTGCCGAGCATTGCCCGTGGGATCAAAACAAAGTGCGCTTAGGACCAGCCCTAATCACCTTAGCCAATAGCGCCCAGCTGGCGATTACCCAGCGCAGCCAGCAACTAGAACAAGACCGTAGAAATTATGGAGCAATAGTATGAACAAATTAAAAGTAATGGCAGAGGTAGGAAACAAACTTAACCCAACTTCACGAGCTGCTGAACGTGCCAAACATAAAGCATCAAAAGCACCGACTGCCACAGGATTACCAGCAAATAAAAAGTTACGCGTGCCGTGTCACTCAGGTAAGGCTATTAACCCTGCGGATGTTGTGTGGGATGTAAGCCACTGGGCACAAATACAAGCACTGCGTTTAGGCTGCTCCTTACCCGTTGTGTATATAATGCTAGGTACAGTGACGCGAGGGTCAAACGTATGAGCTTCACTATTTATTTAGCCGTGTTCGACAGCGGCAAAATCACGCTTAATCAACTAACTGAATGGTTAGGGCTATTCGACATGATCATTGAACTAGACGAAACCGATAGTCAACACGACTTTATTGCCCTTAAACAAAACGTGCTTACAAGCGTTGCAGAGCATGGGGTAATAGTAGATAGCCAAACCCATATGAGTTATTACCGCTTTAAAATCAGCATTGGTAACAGCTGGTTACGCAATTTAATCAGCACACTAGATGAAACTAAACAGGCAACACGCCACAGCTTAATTAAGCCGCTTGTTCACAAGCAAAAGCACCAAGCACTCAACCGTTATGAACACGCAAATTTAAGGCGTCACCGCAAAAATTGTGCAACCAGATCAGCCATGCAACAAAAACTAAGCGACGCTTTACTCCTCTGGGAGTTTTCCCTATGAGCAATGTAATTCCACTTAATAACCTAAACAGTGGCCCCATTAGCACTTACGAATTTAGAGAGTGGTTGCACCTATTAGATCACGTCATCGAACACGATGATTCTAACAATATCAGCAACTGGTTAGCCCTTAAAAACAGCATTCTGCATAGCGCGGCACAACATGGTGCGGTGCTAGATGAGTTAGGAAACAGTGGCTATGAGTTCCGCATCACTATTGAGCATAAATGGGCAGTGGCGTTAGTGGAATGGCTAAAGTACAGCAAAGAGTTAACCCGTGACCTCCAAATTAGACCCTTTGCTCGCAAGAAAAGAAAGCAATCTCTTACTTTTACTTTAAATGTTTCCCGCCATAGCTGCTGGGTTATGTCGGTTATGCAAAAAAAACTCTTAAACATCATTAACCATGAGGAAATTAACTAATGACTACGTGCCCATTAACGCAAAAAAAACAAAGACTCGCGGCATTAACGCCGGATCCAAATCTGCCATTTTTTACATGGCTAAGAGCAGAAGCCAAACGCCAGTTTGTTGTACCGAGTGAGCTTTACCGAGCAATGGCGGCTAAGGGCTTGGTGCCTGAAGATGATGATAAAACTGAGGATAACACTCTATGAGACCTTCGATCATATCTTCCCAATCGCCTATAGCGCATTTAAGTGAAACAAGAATGTCTTGGGCTAAATCATCAGCAGCTAATGAAGGATCAAAGCCTTTTTCGTACTTTTGTTTTAACTCAATAAGTACGAGCTGTATTGCTTTTGGGTCAAGTAACCCTTGTGAAAACAATTGTTCGAGTATGTTTTCGAATTTTGTATTCGCAATAAAAAAATCACTTTGCAGCCTTAGCGTTTCAAACCTGAGCTCTGCGTTGTCTTTTTCAAGGGCTGCTAGACGCTGCTCAATAGTTAATTTGTTCATTCTTAAAGTCCTTTTATTGGGATCTGATTGGGCGTTGTTAACTATAGCAGATATATCACACCACCAATCAAACAAGGTGCATTAATCATGACTAATAAAGACCTAACCACCGTTAAAAGCGAAGCACAACACGCTATTGCCGACAGCCAACAAAGCACAGCTGTTAGAGACCAATCATTGGTTGAAGTAGGGCAAATACAAGCTTTTGACTTTATGAAAAAGCAAAGTGAGGCGTTTAACCTCAAAACTATTTTAAAGCACAAAGAGAGCAAAGCTTATAAAGGCCTGCCATACACCGATGAAAACGGCAACACCGCCTATACAAATACATGGGAAGACTACTGCATTCATAAAGTGGGTATGTCGCGCAAAATGGTGGATGAAAACCTTGCTAATTTAAAACACTTTGGTGAAGCATTTTTAGAGTCGAGTAAAAAGATTGGCCTAGGTATACGTGATTTAAAATCTCTGCGTCAATTACCAAGTGACGAGCAAACGTTAGTGATTGAGTCTGAGGCGATTGATACCGGTGATAAAGAATCAATTAAAGACCTGATTGACGACCTAAAAGCCAAGCACAAAAAAGAGCTTGATACTGAAAAGAAAAAAGCGAAAGAGATTGACGACCAACGCCAAGTAGCCGTTCGTATGCGGGACGACTACCAAATGAAAGCTATGGACTACCAAAATGAACTTGAAAGCACCAAGTTTAAGGCCGATGCCTGGGTAGACCAAACCAAGCACCTATTATTTGAAGCCACCAAGTACGAAAGCAATGCCGTTGAATCGCTAAGCCGTTTAATAGCACTGCGCGAGCATTTTTTAGATGACGACAACTTATCACCCCAAGTAACCGAGTACTTAGCAGCAGGCTTACTACATAGCTTTAAAACCCTCGCTGAAGACTTTGCCCAAGCCTGGCTTGAAACCTCAAACATACTTGAGGGTTACTTACCAAAAATGCGCCCCAGCCTTGATGTACTGCAAGAGCTTAACGACAGCGCCATGAGCAACGAGGAGTAAGCATCATGGCTGACGAAATTTTACTTGGTTTTAAGCAGCGTATCGAAAACGCGAAACATGGCGAAAAAGGTGCAATTTTAGCTGAAGCTAAACAGCGCCTAGGGCTAAGTAAAGATGCCTTTTACCGCGAGTTAGCCAAACTCGGTTACAGCAGTGGCCGTAAACCGCGTGCTGACAAAGGTAACAGCAGCCAAGACCCTGAAAGCCTAGATAAGCTTAAAGCCATGCTGGCTGTGGGTAATCGTAAAAACGGTAAGCAAATTGTTGAAACGCCCAATGCCGTAAGCATATTAGCGGCTAATGGCTGTGAGTTTAAAAGTAACAGCACGGTTAGGCGTTTACTACGTGAGCAAAACGCTACCGCAAAAATGCTTACCCAAAGCACCGCGCATGTGCAGCTGCGTAGCCTTTACCCAAACCATGTGCATCAGGTTGACCCAAGCTTGTGCTTAATTTACTACCCGCCAGGCGGTAAAAAAGGCCGTGTGCAACGCTTTATGAGCGATGACGAGTTTTACAAAAACAAGCCTGAAAACCTTGAAAAGATAAAAAACCTGCGCGTATGGCGCTATGTATTAACTGATCACTATTCCGGTGCGGTACGTGTGCGTTATTACGAAAGCGCCGGTGAAACCATGGCAAACCTGTATGACTTTTTACTGTGGTGCTGGGGTTTGCACAACGATGAAAAGTGCCCAGTACGTGGCCTGCCTGACATTTTAGTAATGGATAAAGGTTCAGCCAATACAGCGGGGGCAGTTCTTCGCGCCCTGGATGCATTAAGCGTTGATGTGATTGATCACGAAGTGGGCCGCGCACGCGCTAAAGGCCAAGTAGAAAACGCCAACAACTTAGTTGAAAAACTGTTTGAGTCGCGTTTGATGTTTGAGCCAGTAAACAGCGTTGCGGAGCTAAACGAGCATGCTATTGCATGGCAGAACGCCTACAACGCAGATCAAATACCGCATTACTCAGCTAAACATAGCCGCCACGGTAAAGGCCGTTATGAGTTTTGGATGAAACGCATGGCGCACGGCAAAGTACGCGACCTACCAAGCGAAGATATTTGCCGCTGGTTACTTACCCATAAAGAAGAAACCCGCATGGTTAGGCCTGACCTGTCGATCACGTTTGTTCACCCGGGTGTTAAGCGCAGCCAAAAGTATGCGCTTGATGGCCTTGTTGGCATTTACAAAGGCTTAAAAGTGTTAGTGCTGCCTATGGCGTTATCAGAGCGTGGCGAAGTACTGGTGTATTGCAAGCACCAAGGCGAGCAGCAAATACATACCGTTGCCCCCATTGAAACCGACGAAGCGGGCTTTGATGTAAACGGCGCGGTGATTGGCCAACAAATGAAAGCCCCTAAAGATACCTCGTTAGATATTGCCCGTAAGCAAGCCGAGCGTGGTGCTTATCCAGGCATGAGCGATGAAGAAATAGTAAAAGCTAAGCGCGGTAAAAAAGCCGTGCCGTTTGGTGGTGCGCTAGATGCACACAGCCACTTAAACGAGCTGCAAACACCTGACTTTATGCGTGTGCGTGGTGAGCAAGTTGATACTGGCTTACAGCAACCAACCCACACATTGGCGGGCGTTGCACTGCGTAAAGCGATTGTGGCAAAGCGCGGCACACCTATTACCCCTGAAGAAAAAATCTATCTTGCTGATCGCAGTATTGATGCAAGCCAATTACCTAGCTTACTTGACGAGCTAGCAACCTTTGACAAACCAAACCACTTAAACGTGGTTAATTTTACCCGTTAGGAGATACCACCATGGGAAACAGTAAAAAGCACCAACTACGCAAAGCCGAACATGCACCGTTTAACGTTGTGTCTGGCCGTACTCGCACCGTGTATATGGTGCATGTGAAGTTGGTTGATTCAAAACGATGGACGGAACTAGCCGACGAAAAAGGCCAGTACATTTTTAATGACGAGCAAGAACGCGATGAGTTTTTTAATCGCGTGCTAGCCGCTTATCCAACGCAATACAGGAAGGTGGCATGAGCGAACCCAACGAGCATAAAAAGAAGTTAAGCCGAAAGACCTGGAAGATAAAGCTAGGCCGCATGATGGCTAACCGTGGCATTACCTATAAACAGTTAGCGCAGTGGTTAAACCTAAATGCCAACGTTAAAACCAGCGAGGCCACGCTTAACAAAATAGTCACTAAGTCTGACTGGCCAAAGCGCACGCTACCGCGTGAAGCACTTAAAGCAGGCTTAGAAAAGTTCGCAATTGAAAACGGCTTAATTGTTGAGAGCAACGTTTACCAAATATTTTTGGATGATCCACATAACAACGCGGTGACCACAGGCAGCCAGTGGAAACATGCACATAAAACCAAACGCCTGATCATTGGTCATGAAGACTCAATTAACGGGCACATAGTCATTGAATTACCGGAGGCACAAATGCTTACACCAAGAGCAAGACAACATTTTAAAATTTTTAACGACCCATGGGATAACGAAATTTACAGCATTGACCATGTGTATTTAGGCGCTCAGCAGCGCTATGTGGTTGAGTCAATTATCAACTGTGCAAAGGTAGGTACCTTAATGGCATTGGTCGGTGAGTGCGGCAGCGGTAAAACTGTAATGATGAACTTTACCATGGAAGAAATACGCGCTAAGCACCCTAATATTCGGGTTATTCGCCCTGCCCGAATTGATAAAAAGAAAATTGGTTCAAGCTCGATTAGTGAGGCTATTTGTCGTGAGCTGAACATTTCTAAGCTGCCACGTAGTAGCGAAGACCGTGATTCGATTATACGTGATGAACTTACCCGCAGCTGTAACGCTGGCAACCGCCATATTTTACTTATTGACGAAGGCCACCGCCTAGACGAAGAAACCATTAAGCAATTAAAGGTGCTGTGGGAGCTAAGCGAAGGGTTCACTAAGTTGATTGGTATTTGCATTATCGGCCAAACCGAGTTGGACAAAGTTTTAAGTTCAATGAACGTGCGCGAATTTGCATACCGCGTAAATAAGCTAAATGTGCCGCCCCTTGGTACTGAGCTTAAAGACTACATTGATCACAAACTCAAAGCCGCGAACTTGGTACCTGAGAAAGTGATTGAACCCGCCGCGATTGAAAAAATGCAGCAGGCGCTGCGTGGTATTCGCAAGTTTGGCCGCACTACTGGCCGCCCTGATGAAACCGTTGATATGAGTTACCCACTCAACGTAAACACGCTGATGAAAAACCTGATGAACGAAGCAGCCGACCTAGGCGAAGACCGCATTACGGCAGAACTTGCCGAAGAATACGTGAGGGTTTAGCTATGGATGCCCGCATTCTTAAAAAAATTCGCCAGTGTTTAGCGCTTGCCAAGCAAGCAACCAACGAACACGAAGCAGCTGCAGCAATGCGCCAAGCACAAAACCTGATGCGCAAGCATAAAGTAAGCGAAAGCGACATTGATTTTAGTTATGTACAGCATGAACGCGTTGAAACTGATTGCAAAAAAGTAGTGAGCTATCACGCGGCTTTATTGCATTTGATCAAACGGGTATTTGGTGTGCGCTTTGTGATGTCGTCCAGTTTGTTTAGTAATTCAGAAGTCGCTTTTATTGGTATTAACCCACAACCAGAACTTGCTAAATATTGCTACGAAGTGCTCTGGAGCAAGCTAAAACAAACTCGCCAAGAGTATGTAAAGCAGCAACCTAAGCAGTGCAAGCGTGCAACTAAAGTAGCCCGTGGCGATCGCTTTGCTGAGGGCTGGGTGTTTGGTATTGCTCGCACGGTTGAAGAGTTCGCCCTTAGCGAAAAAGAAACCAGCATTATTGAACGCTACATGGCGCAAGAGTTCCCCAACCTGAGTAGCAGCTCACCGTTAAAGCGAGGCAAAAAAGCGAACACCAGCCGCGCAATTCTTGACGGTATTAAGGCAGGTAAAAAAGAGTCTTTGCATCGTCCAGTTAACGGGCAAGAGCACCAGAAATTAAACCATAACTTAGGAGCCTAACATGGCCTTTTTATCAATTACTGATTTTGACAAGGCACTTTTGAGCCAGTTAAAAACAGAAAAAGAGCGCGCTAAGTACTTACTGCAATTTGAGATAACGACGCGCATTACCATCGAGAACTTAACACCTAAAGCACAAGCGGTAATAGCTGATATTGGTTTGCCATTTACTGGTAATAACGAAGCCGATGTGATCACCGCTGCCCGTGCTTGGTTACAAGAAAAAGCAGCGTAAGGAACAAACCATGAACAGTGCAACAGCCCAAATTAGCACTACCCGATTAACCCAAAATACCGCGCCATCAATTTATACCATTGCACAATTAACTGAGCTGGTTAATGGCGAAATTTTAGCGGGACGTAAAGACGATGCACTAAGTACTTTAGCGCAACTGCAAGACGCAACCCACAAACTTGAAACTCAAACCCACAACATGAAGGATAAACGCCATGGCTAAACCAACAAACCGCCGCGTAAAATCAGACGATATGCTATCTGTAAGCAGCTCAGACGAGTTAGAACAAACCATATTCCGCATTGGCCAGCTGCAAACAATGCTAGACATAGCGACTGCACAAACCAATCAAACTATTGAAGATGCAAAGACATCGTTAAAAGAACAAGCCACGGCAATCAATAACGAAATTAAGGTATTGAGTAAATCAGCTCAAATATTCTTTAGCGCCAACCAGCAAGACATAGTGCCTGCGGGTAAAAAGTCGCGCATTTATACAGTAGGCGAAATTGGCACCCGCACACCACCGCTATCTGTCACAGTGAAGAACGGCCAAGATGTGATCGACGCGTTAGCAAAGCTACAAGAGCAATTAAAACTGACTGATTTGCTTAGCGTTAAAACATCTGTGAATAAAACAGGCCTCATTAAACACCGTGAACAAGTTAAAAATATTGCTGGCATTACCTTTAATCAAAAAGAACAGTTTTTTATTAAACCAGTGCATGTGCCTGTTGATCACTTAAGTGATGTGGAGGAATCAGCATGAGCACAATAACTTATAAAGTGCGTGTAAATGATTACCCAATGATCACTTCGCCATCATACAAAAAAGCGCTGAACAGCTTTAATCAAGCAAAAATCAATAACGCAGGATCAAAGGTTGCTTTTATCAAAGAGGAAACCTTGGCTGTGCACGAACCAGTAAACCAATCCGCTTAACGATATGCCGCCTACGGGCGGCTTTGGAGTAACCAATGAATAGTATAAATATTAATGAAGGCGATAAGGTTGAGTTTGTGTTAGTGCGCAGAATTGGCAGTGGTTACCAAATTTCAAAAAGGCTAGGCAAAGTATTACGAGTTGATACTGAAAATGGTAGTTGCTCAATCAAATATGGAAAGAAAATGTATGCTCGTAAATTAGATAACGTTGAACTAGTGAAGAGGGCTGCATCGTGAAAAAGTTAATTCAGCTTATCCAAATCGCTAAACGTGATCTTAATATGGACGATGATGTTTACCGTGCAAACCTTAAAGCCTGGGCGGGTATCGACAGCACCACCAAGATGGATAAAAAGCAGCTTGATAAAGTAATTAAAGGCATGGAAAAGCTCGGCTTTAAAAAGAAAAAGCCGGTAAAACGTAAGATTGATCAAGCCTTACTTGATAAAGAGCCAAGGCTTAAAAAGCTAGGCCAAGTATGGACCATGATGAAAGCGCATAAGCTGCTTGAAAATGGCAGTTATATTGCCCTTGAAAAGTGGTGTGTAAAGCAATCAAAAAGCCTAAACGATGGCAAAGAAATTGAACGTTTAGACTGGATGGCCCCCATATCAAATGAGTTAATTGAACGTTTAAAGCGCTACCATTTACGCTTAATGAAACAAGCGATGACGGTAAAAATTGCCGCTGTTTTGCGCTACTACAAAGACCTTGATATGGAATCACTAGACGACTCAACAGAAATGTTTGCCGTTCAAACCAAGTTGCAAGCAAGCCGTTTAAATATTCCCGTTAATATGCAACGTGCGCGGTACCTTACAATTTTACACGCCTTTGAAGACTGCAACGAGTTTATTAAGCGCTTTGGTATATCGGTGGATCAAGCTAAGGAGGCAGGCAATGCAAAAACTAGCTAAATGCCCTCATTGCCGAGGTTTATTAGATATATCAGCGATTGCACACAACAAAGCCTCTGACGAACTGCTGTGCATTTACACTGCGTTACCAGGGCAAGCAAGTGCGGCGTTGGCTGATTATGTTCAATTGTTCACGCCGGACAAATCAGACCTATCACACGCGCGCCAATTAAAGTTAAGCCAGGACATAATAGAGCTAACTAAACAGCACGATTTAGCAGTATTTACCCAAGCGCTAACCATTACTGTTGCCAGCATTCGTGACCACTGGGAACGCAACGGTTATCGCCGTATGGGTGATGATCACGCCTACTTACAAAAGGTGCTAGAAACCGAGCAACAAAAGTTCTTAAACAGCCAAACTTCTAAAAAGTTTGTCTCTGCTAATCAGGCCATCGAAATGAAAGTCGAACGCCCTGAAACACTGCAAGAGTCGACTAAGAAGTGGCAAGAGAACCTAGCAAAGTACAGGAGCTAGCTATGAAAACATTTAGTTTTATAGATTTTGGTTTAAAAGACTTTTTACGTGATGAGTTCAATGAAGTTATCAAAATAAATGCTGAAGATAATCACCATGCACTTGATTTGTTTTTAGCGCCTGGAGGCGTTGCTGATAAATCTGACTGGACGAATAAAGGATTAAAATCCTGGTGCTGGGAAGATGAAGCTTAAATTGGAGTAGAAGTTATGAGTAGGAAAGAACAAACTGCTGAAACTCTATTATTATTGTTAGATTCTATAGAGCGTATGCTTTTAGATAATAAAGTCGACGAAGAACAGTCAATGAAGCTAGCCACATTAATAGTCGATGATTTTAGGTATCAATGTGGTGGTACAAGCATCTATATTCCAAAAGGAGTTGGTCTTGATGCAATACTGAAGCACAGTAAAATTTACCAAGACTTCAGAGGGAATAATCACGCTGAACTTGCTAAAAAGTACAATCTATCAGAGCAACGCATTTACCAAATAATACGGGCTATGCTAGCTGCTGAAACTAAGCGTATACAGCCAGACTTGTTCTAACCAATCAATTGCCCCGAAAGGGGCTTTTTTATGGCAAAAATTTACTAAAAATTCCCTGTCGTTTTTTTATTCAGGTGATAAATTAATTCAAATAACTTAAACTGATCTTGGCCGCATGAACAGCAGCTGTATCAACTTAAAATAAATGGAACTATATATGTTTTTGTCAAAATCAAATTGGAAATATTCAGTAGCTTTAACATCTGCGCTAGTACTTAGTGGCTGTGCTTCACCAGACTATAATTACCTACCTGAAACAACTCAAATCAGTGAACCTGCAATAGGTAGCATCAATACAGCCTACGTTGGCGATGTAATGCTTAGACAGGGTAAATACTCTGAACATGATGCCATTTACCTACCTGAAAAAGTAGAAGTTAGCTGGGCTTACGATCTGCATGCTGGTTACTACATTAAAAAAGGTGAGGATAAAGACACTGAAACTTATATGCCAAGTAACGACAATGAAGGCGGTATGATTGATAAAGCAGCCCTTGCTGATCCTTGGAGAGCGGTAATGGCTTATAAAGAAACACAAGAGCTATGTGTGATCACAGCATTTAATGCAGCTTCATGTACAGACAATGCAAACTTTGAAAGGCGTAAAAAACCGATTTTGACACATGACTCTTTCCAACAAACATTAATATATAGCGGGAAGGTAGGTAGTAAAATTAATATTGGCTATAGAGAGTTTTCAAATAGCTTGGCTCGTCCTGCATTTAATAACGATGTTGAGTATGATCTAGATTCTTCAAATGTGATTGGGTATAAAGGTGCTAGAATTGAGATTATCGAAGCTACTAACGAACATATAAAATATAAAGTAATTCAGAACTTCAATAGAGCAGCTCTTTAGAACAAACAATAGCATTTTGAACTTTCACTATTTTAAAGACTGTTTAAAATGCTATCCCACTAAATCCCAAGTCATCCCCGCTTATCCCATATTTTTCGCGAATTTTATTATCTAGTTTTCTTAACTTGGATCACTTATTCTTTTACTTTTACCTGATGCCTTTTACCTTTCAGCTGCATTTTCACTTTTCTGCAGACGTAAAAAAGCCCGACTATTGCTAGTCGGGCTTTCTCAATTTGGAGCCTGGTAATGTCCTACTTTCACATAGCAAATGCTACACTATCATCGGCGCTGTTTCGTTTCACT